CTAAATTCTCGATTAGTTTGTCTAATATTCATCTGATTCATGAATTAACACCGCGACGATGCACTGTCACACCGTCTTGGATTAAGGAGTGGTCAGATAGAAAGGAGGTCGCTTGAGATGAAAGCGATAAATGAATCATCACTCCACCTTAGCTTAGATTCAGAGTCAACAAAACGCTTGAAATCTTTTAGAAAGCGATTGACTTCTGACAATCTTAAGGTGGTATTCGATGACAAGGTAATTGCATTGGTTGAGGAGTATGCCATTAAGCCAGAAGTTGTTCGGGAGCAACTTGCATACTTAAACAGCCTCGTTGATGATTATGGGGTACCATTTGCACGGTCCATTAAACAGTATTCTCAGATGGAGGATACGTGGAACCAATTCCTTCGTCAGGAAAAGGATTCCTTTAGATGGGCTCATCATTATCAAGTCGCAGAAAGAATCGTGAAGGAGAGATACTCTAAAGCGAGGCTCAAGGCGTTGAAATATTCCTGTGACCAGGATATAGTAGATGCCCTCACTGAATTGGGAACCTCTACTGGTTGGACATCGATAGTGGATGGTAAAACTAAGAAGAGGGATGTAGTCAGTGGAAGTTATTCGTGCTTTGAAACGAAGAGTCAAGAGGCGAAGAATGAAGGAAGCTTCAATTCTCCGATGCTGCCTGGAGTCAGAACTCAATGTTCGGGTGAGTATGACGAAGACGGCAATCAGACGGGAACCTGTAAGCATAAGACTCGTCCAATTTGGATGGTTGATGTGTGGACAGTCATTGCTGAGAGAATGTGGGCTAAACCATTAACGGAGTGGTTAAAGTCATACAAATACTCGGCCGTCGGCAAGGACGATTACCAACTGATGAGAAGGATCTCATCAATGCGTATTGAGAAGTGGAATCATATTTCAGTTGACTACTCGAAGTATGATTCTTCAATACCATCTTGGTTGATTGATTCAGCATTTGATGTTGTGCGATCTGCTTTTGTCGATTGTGATACCGCCCTCTTGGAGGTACTCAAATCAGATTTCATTTGCAAAAATCTCATCACTGGTAGTGGTGTAGTTTACGTTAACCACGGTGATCCGTCGGGAAGCGGCTTCACTACTATTATTAATGGTATATGCAATGAAATTATGACTGAGACTTGGGCGTCATTCCTTAATATGACCAAAGATGTTGATTACATTATCATGGGTGATGACAATCTTATCTATTTTAATGGTAAGGTTGACAAGGGAATCATTGCCTCTTACTTACTCCATAATTTTGGAGTTCAAGTGAATGAAAGTAAAACAACAATTGGAAGTAAAGGCGACGACCCAGAATTTCTTTCTAGGATATGGAGGAAAG